GTCAGCTGCTGTGAGGCTGAAGCGGAAGATCCGCCCACTGACACTGCCACGTAGGGCGCCGACTGGTTGATGGAAGCTGCAGCGCCCTTGGTAGCGGGCGGGATCTCGTCCATTGCCGGCTTTGCTACCGGTTCTTCTTCTGTACTACCGAACTTGGGCATTCTTATCCTCCGAATATCTCTAGTGCTGCCTCGTAGTGAGACTGACGATCTGCCAGTCCTATGGTACCGCCGTTGATCTTCTTGGTCACGGTCACCACGTCTCCCTTGTCCGCCCACTGGTTCAACTCTCGAGAGTCCCAGAACCAGCCAGCAGACCACGTGGCCCCTTCCTCGTCCTTCAACCACTCGGTGGCCTCTTCCAACGACATGTTCATGTCAGCCGCGAACGCAGCGTAGTTGGACTTACCGGTCAGCTGTATCAACCCACGACCGCAGTACCTAAACCCGTCACCACTCGCCTCGTCCCCGTTACCCATACGATTGGAATAGACGCGATTAGCTATCTTCTCAGGGTTACGAGCGTAGGCAGCAGTGTCCACCCCACGAAAGTACTTGGGGAATATGACCTTCAACCTGTCTCCGGAATACATGAGGTTCTCTTTGATAGTCCTCAACCCACCAGACTCGTGTCCGACCTGAGCCAGAAACATAGAGATCCTCTGTGGGTTATTGATCTCGTAGAACTCCATCACCTCGTTCAATGGGTCCACGTACCTCTGAATCACTTCCTCGTCTGTATCCTCAAAGAAGTCATTCAACTGTTCAAACGTTACTAATGGCATACACATCTCCTATATCATGATTCATAATATAGGGGTATATTCACACGCAAATTGCCTGGTATTTATCGCTGATTTAAATCAGCTTTTTTTAATCAGATTCGATGCGAGACTCAGTTGGTCTGCGCCGCCATCTGACCGAGCATCTCTACCGAGGACTGACCCTGACGCTGTGGCTTAGCTGAGGGAGCGGCGGGAGTCTTCGCCTTCGCTTCTGACTTCTGTTTGGGCTTAGGAGCGGGAGCTGACTGCGGCTGAGGAGGAGATGAGGGGACTAACTGATCTATGGCAGCGCCGGCCACACCAGTAGCGGCCTGCACTGCGGCGCCGCCGGGGATCATACCGAGGGAAGCCTTCATCGCTTCTTTGGTGTTGCCCTGAGAGAGGTGATAAGCCGTCTCAGCGCCGGAGATGACCTGACCGGCAACGGGAACGAACCCAGCGCCGAACTTGAGAGCGGAGAAAGCCGTTCCCAACATGGAAGACTCTTCCTGCTTAGGAGCTTCTACCTTCTGCGCCGACTTAGTGCCCTTAGCGAACTGCGGGACCAACGGCTTCAGCGTGCCCTTGACTCTGGCCTCTTCTGCTGCCTTCTTCTGCTGCTCGTACAGCCTCTGTTTCTCTTCAAGGACGTTTCGAAACTCATACTGGTCTGCTGCCTTACGCGACGATGCCTGTAGCGCTGCCTCTTCTGAAGAGACTCTGGCTGACTTGCCTCCGCGTTCCTGTAGTCCAAGAGATGTTTCCGCTCCTAACATCCTTCTGTTGATGAGCTCGCCGCCGGTAAACTGAGTTCCCGTCTTCTTGGCGTGCTCTCTGGCTAGGAACCTTTCCTTGTCGAACTGATCTCTCTGTTCCTTCGACATAGCTGACCAGTCGATGCCGGTCTCTGCTATAGCCTTTTCAGACTCCGACATGCCCGTGTAGAGGCCGCCGGTCTCTCCTAGGCCGGAGTCTTCCTTCATCATCCTCTGCAGGTTGTTGAAGATCTTCTGATGAGCAGGGTCTACGCTGCCCAGCTGACCCTTGTTGATGGCTTCCAGCACTTCCGGAGTGTTGTACCCGTACTCGTTCTGGATGTTCTTCATCATCTGGTCGGTGATCTTCTTGGTCTGACCAGCCGGGACTACGGTGTCGCCCTTGTTGAGTACCGTCATGTGAGCTGAAGGACCGGACATGCGCACGCCGTCCTTGCCCATGATCAGTTCTGGACCCTCTTCGCCTACGATGGCAGGACCGGTCTGAGGAACGTAGTCAGATCCTTCCGCGTACTGCAGGGGCATCATCGTACTGGGGTTGCCGCCCTCGTTGCGACCCATGGAGAAGTGCATCGTGTCGACCGAGCTCTTCCAGTTTCCGCCCCATCCAAGTCCGTACTTGGCTGCCATAGCGCCGATGCCGTCCGGAAGGTTGTCCTTGCCGTAGCCGAACGGGTACTTGGGATTCTTGTACTGACGAGCGTCCGCGTTGGTGGCCCAGTGACGAGGTATTCCCTGAGCGTCCATCTTGAACATCGGGTTGTCGTCTGGATTGATGTCGATCGCCATAGCCTTGCCGTGCCACATAGCTGAGGGACGGTAGCCGCCGATCGCCTTGATCTGATAGCCGGAAGCCTCGAGCTCGTTGACGAACCCCTGGAAGTTGCCGGCATACTCCTTCGCCACCTGATACGACTTACCAGCACGCGTCTTCAGAGTAGCCATGTTACCCGTGATCGTGGGAGCTTGTCCGCCCGGACCGGGTGCTGCTGGAGGAGTCGGACCGGGAGCGCCCGGTGCACCAGGAGCTGCGCCGCCCGGAGGACGAGTAGCTGACTCGTTCAGCTTCTTCAGAGACTCCGCGTCTATCTCTACTTCGCCGGCAGTTATCTCCATCTGCTGAGCGTTGTAGGTGAGCTCGTCTGAGGTGAAGTTGATCTCTTCGTCGCCTACCGGACCCTCTTCTTCCGGATAAGCAGCGTCGCCTGCCGCTAACGGCGCTGCGCTTACCTGCTCGCCGTCTCCCTTGACTGGAAGACGAGCGCGCCTTCTCATCTTGTCCGATATTTGTCCCTGCGTGTCCTGCAGTTCCTTGTACTCGGGAGTAGCTTCTCTGGCAGCGATCTTTCCCTTCGTACCCATCAGATCTTCTACGTAGTCTCCTGCCGCAGCGGTAGCGAATATGCCGCCTATAGTAGCAGCAGTGACGCCGGCAAAAGTACCGACCAGAGGGTTCATGCCGGGAAGGAAGTCCAGTAGATCCGTTATGTCGAACCCGCCACCGCCGCCTCCTGGAGCTGTGTTAGGTCCTCCGCCGAGTCCCTTCTCGTCTAGCTTCTGATAGATCTTCTGCAGGATGGCGTTCTGCTGGTACTTCGCCTCGATGGACTGCGCTAAGATCGTGTTCTGAGCGTTGGTCTCGTTGGTCAGCTTGTTGATTGAAGCGACTAGCGGATTGTCGTCGTTCTCGTCTTCGTCTCTGGTACCGACTGCCGACTGCATGTCCTTGCTGACTGCCGAGTAGACTGAAGGGAACAGCGATGCGAGAGCCGTCTGACCGACCGCTTTACCGGCGCTCTTGGCTGCAGAACCAACGTCATGAAGGAGAGTCGTCTTGGCCATCAGGAGTTACTCATCGGCAGCGCCGCTCCGTTGTTATTGTTCTTGAACAGGTAAGGGTAGAACTTGTTGAAGTCTCCCACGTCCGGTGACTTAGTGTCGACGCACAGCTCTTCCTCTGCGCCCTTTCCGCCGGACTCCGTTCCCAAGTAAGCGTCCACACCGCTCGATCCCTGCGGTTCTCTGAGTAGGCTGTTCTGAGATGGTCCGCCGCCGACTTCTCCGTAGGAGCCGGTCGATCCAGAAGCGTACTCGTCTGGAGTCCTGGACAGGTTCTCCATCATCTCTGCCGATCTGCCGGCTATAGATCCCGTCTGCGCCTTGCCTGAAGCTATGAGTCTGTCTATAGCTGCGTTGCTTTCCTCTGGCATAGACGGCACCGAATCCGGCGATCCCTGCACCATAGCCTTCTTCTGCATGGCATCGATGTTTGCCTTCATGGCCAGCACGTCGCCGACCTTGTTTCCATAGGGTACCACGGGAGCTGCGCCCATCTCCAGAGCATGGAACTCTCCTGCGTCCGCTCCGGACTTCTGCATCATGGGCATTCCGCCGGCAGCTTCCGTCTCTGCCACCTCTCTGGCGGCCTGCTGCTGAGCGGCCTCTTCTCTGAGCTTGGCTACTCCAGCGAGGTGCGCCTTCGACCTAGCTTCCGCTGAAGCCTTCTCTACGTAGGCCGCTCTCTGTTCTGGAGTCATGTTCTCTTGACCGGGAGCTTGGAACATGTTCGGACCCATGGCAGCGGTCACTGAAGCGGCCGTTCCTCCCGGAAGGGGTGCGAGTGCCGGCGTTCCTGCTGGAGTCGCTTTGGCTCCTAGTCCGCCGGTAGATGCCGTAGTGGCTCCGCTGAGCATCCCGCCCAAGTCGCCGGGAGTGACTGCCGATGCCTTGACTTGCTTGACTCCGCCAGCAGCTGCTGTCGCTGGAGGAGTAGCTGCCGGAACAGCTTGATTGGAAGGAGCAGGCTGAGCGCCGCTGGCTGCCTGCTTTCCGTTGAATACCTTCATCCAGTCAGCAGCGTAGGAGTTGACCGTTGCAGCAGAGACGTCGTTGCTCTGGCCCCTGATGTTACCGGTATACCAAGCCACTGGAATGCGAGACACGTCGCCGTTGGCCTGCTTCAGGAACTTTTCAGCGTGCGATCTGGCCACCGCTCTCTGCACGTCGTAGGGAGCTGACATGGCTGTAGGGTACTGCGACACGTCTATGCCGGCAGCAGCAGCCGCTCCCTTCCACGTGGAGTTGGTGAACTGAAAGTAGCCGGAAGCCGAGCTAGTCGGGTTCTTGACGTTCTGTCCGCGAGACTCCTTGAACATGATAGTGTCCAAGATGGTGTCGATCTGTGATCCGCCCGATCCGTACTGCCTCTCTCCGCCGCTTCCCTGACCGACGTAACCTGACTGCTGAAAAGATCCGGCTCTCTTGACGTCTTCCGCTACCGACTCTGCGGTCTGCGGCTTGCCGTCGAATCCCTTGAAGGCTCCCTTTCCTGCAGGAGTCTCTCCGAAGGCGGGCGTCTCCGTCTTCTCTTCGAACTTACCCTGAGGAGTAGCCGTCGTGCCAGTACCGCCGCCAGTTCCTCCGGTACCGCCTCCTGTGCCGCCCGTTCCCGGTGACTCGTTAGCAGGCGCAGAGTCGAGTCCGCCGCCGGCCGCTCCTCCCTGCTGAGAGCTCGCTCCCAGTACTGTCAGCGTCAGCTTGTCTACGTTGAACTTCAGCAGTCTGGATGTGTAGGTGATCTTGTCTGCCATGAAGTCGAGGACGCGTCTGCCGTCGCCGCCCTTGCTCCTGGCTCTCCTGATGGCTTCCGTCTCCGCGCCTTCCGCCACTGACCCGCCGGATCCCATCATGTAGCCGACGCCGCCGCCCGCAAGCAGTCCGCCTAGCATTCCGAGGAAGCCGAGCTTTCCCTTGCCGCCCTTCGGTCCTGCGGGTGGGGGCCCCTTCGGTCCGCTGCCACCCCTGTTGATGCCCGGCAAGTCTACGTTGATTCCGCCCCCGCCGTTCTTGATGGCAGACAGAGCGTTCAAGATCTGGTTGAGAGTGGTGTTGATCTTCTGCTCTTGTACCAGAGACTGCTTGATCAGGGAAGTGTTGGTGTCGGTAGAGGACTTCAGAGCGGTGATGGACAGCTTCAGGTCAGCCACGTCTCTCCTGCTCTGGTTCTCTCTTATCTCTCTGGCGTCCTTGCCGCCGCGAGCCTTCTTGCCCTTGTACAGACTGGGGAAGAGAGCTGCCAGTGCCGTCTCTCCCACCGCTCCGGCTGCCCTGCGAAGGATTCCGGGACCGGCTTCTTCTGGAAGCTCGGTCTCTACCTCTACCTTCTCTGGAGTGGGCTCTGGTTCCGACTTGGCCTTCTCTACGTCCTCTATGACGTTGGCCTTGTGGTTCTCCTTGAGGATCTCTGCCAGCTGCTTGGGTACCGCGACTCCGTTGTAGTCGACGATGTTGCCCTTGTCGTCTATGTAGTAGGCATCGCCCCAAGCGACGATGAAGAGGACGTGACCCTGAGCGTTCTTCTTCTTGTGTTTACCGGCCATTCTTAGCTTCTTGATCTTTTATGTGAGAGACTAACATGTCGACGTAGATGTCACGCTCGAACGGGATCAACTCCTCGATCTCGGTCATTGAATATTTATGGTGTTGGACCAGAGAGAAGACGGTCTTGTAGTAGTTCGCTAAGTTGTTGTGGCTTAGCGCAAGGTAAAAAAATCTGATAGCGTCTTCATCTCGATGGAGCGCGGGTTACCGAGGCTGTTCTTGTACTCGATCTTGTAGTACAGCGAGGGAACGTTCAGCAGGAACTCTCTGACCCTGTCGAAGGTCTTGATGTCCAGCAGCTCCACGAACTCCTGCAGCTCGGCCTCGGAGAAGTCCTTGCCCTCGTACACCTGATCGCCGTCGTACACCCGATCGATGCAGCGAGTCACAAGCTTGTAGAAGGTCTCTTCGTCCTTCGAATCCAAGAAAGCTTTGTCTGTGTAGAGGCTCGCCATCGGGTACTTCAGCACGATGCCGCTCTTGTCGGTGATCTTCACCTTGTTCTCTGACTTCTCGGGGAACTTCACTTCCACGCTCTTGATGTTGATCTCAAAGTCGTACGTCTGGTCGTCCTCGTAGTCTCTGTAAGAGACCTTGATCACGTCGCCCACCGACACGGCGCGGAGGTTGAGGAAGAGGTACTCCAGCGCGTACAAGGGAATGGTGTCCACGTTGAAGGTACTGTCCATGCAGCAGTTGTTCACCACCTGCCTGATAGCCTGAAGGACGTCCGTCGGCTCCTCTGACTCCTTGGCCATCAGGAGAAGCTTCTCCTCCTTGACCAGCATGGGTCTGAAGGTGTACTTCTCTTTGGAATTGGGGATCGCGAAAGTCACGATGGGATACTGAATCTTAGGAAGTGCCATAATTTACCTCATGATGTTGATTGGTTAGCCAAGGTCGCCTGGTGCGGATACTTCTACTGGTAGGATGCCCGTCGGAGCTCCCGGTCTGGCAAAGGAAGGTAAGTTGAGAGCCACACGGGAATTGTCTATCTGCCACTCCTTGAACGTGAACGTGCCGGTCAGCTTCATCAGGTTGTTGTTGTCCGACCAGCTGACTGCTATGTCGTTCATGGAGATCGGGAAAGCCTTATAGAGCCTGTACACGATGGGCCTGCCAGCAGCGTTGTCGTACACCACTATGTCTATGGTAGCTGAGTAGTTGTCCTTGTACTCGGCCGTGTAGAAGTCCCTGCCAAACGTGGCAGTCGGAGCTACAGAACCGGTCACCGAGAATATCGAGTTGAGCCAGCCGTACATGAACCTGTTGACCGCCCCGTGCCTGTCACAGAGAAAAGATAGAGTTATCTCGGTGTAGTTGCCCGAGAACGGCATCTTCTCGGTCACGCCGAGCCCGTAACGGTTCACGTCCTGAGTACGAAGAGCCAGTCCTGGAAGAGACGCGCTCACGCACCTTTCCCTCAGCTCTCTGGCAATCTGAGCGAAGTTCATCTGACCCATGACGCTGGAAGCGAAGCCAGCGTTGTCAAAGTTGATCGCCACCTCGTACTTGTTCGTCTGAATGAATCCAGACTGAGCGACTCTACCCTTGAACTGCGATACGTCGAATGCCATTTACCCTACCGATGCTAGACTGTCCCTGTAGACCGTCTGTTTGTTAGCTTTCTCGAACCTCTCGGTCGGCAACAAGAGAGCGAAGTCCCACTCGTCTGGAGCCACGTATACGAACGGCGATCCAACATGAGAGAACAGGTACCTCTTGATGCACGGCTTGAAGTACTTGTACCTGGCAGCGCCGGCCAAGATCTGATAGCTGATCCTCAACTTGGTCGTGCTGTCGTACTTCTTATTATTTATGTTCTCGTACAGCGCGTCCATCAGCTTGGCTCTGGTGACTGGCGGCAAGTAGTGAAGGTTCAGACCCAAGAACCCGTCCTTGTACAGCTCTATCGGGAACACGAGCGGGAACGTGTCGTAGTAGGGAAGGATCTCTTTCATCTTGGGATCGTACGTGAACATGTACATCTTGCCGATCGACTTCTGGTCGATGCTGGCCATCCTGTTCACTTCCTCGGTCTCGTTGATGATCTTGTCCTTGTTCACTCTCTGAAAAGAAAGAGCCTGCTTACGAAACCAGTCGATAGAAGCTCGCGAGCCGGCCTTAGCCTGACTGGGATTCTTCTTCAACATGTCGCTAAAAGTTGATGCCAAGTTCTTTCTCCGTGAATATGTGGAAAGTCCAGCCGCGATCCTCACAGAAGTCTCTGGCCGCCTTCCACTTGGCTTCGTTGACGCCCCAAGTCATCACTTCGGTGAGGTACCTCTTGGTCTTCTTGGTCTGCTTCTCGGGCGGCTTGGTCTGCGCCGCGGGCTTCACCTCGATGAGCGACGTCTCTCGCTTGCCTTCCTTATTTATTTTGGTCACGACGAAGTCGACGAAGTAGCGATGCAGGCGACCGTCTATCGGAGACCTGTACGGCACGACTACTTCTTCTGAGCCCCACTTCACTACGTCTCGATGATCGTCGAGGTACATCATCAACTTAAGTTCCCACCTCGAGCGATAAATAATATTTGTGGGATCGCCCATGTACTTCTGAGGATTTTTGGGACGAAAGAAACCCTTGTATGTCTTCATGACTCTCTATAAATAATAAAGAAATATTTATCAAGGATCCATAGATGCCGGCAACAACACCACAAGCTGTCCCAGCAATACCAGTAACACCCGGTAATCAATTCACGCGCATACAGCAGATAGGAAGCAATCAGGGTACAGCAGCCAGCGGCAACTTGATATTCCCTTCAGACTTGGGCAGAAACAACTTTCCGTACTGGATGTCGCTCTCTTTCTATGAGTACACTCGTCCATCGTTTACTGGCACCGAGTCGATGATCCTCAACGACGTCGGCACGATAAGACTTCCTCTTCCGAACGCTATGCAAGATCAGATGGACGTAGTGTACGAACAAGAGAAGCTCGGTACAGCTATAGGCGGCGCCCTCGCGAGCGTGCCATCGGTCAATAAGTTTGCTTCTGGTCTCAACGCCGTCGGCGGCGCTATCGGCGGAGCTTACAGTACAGCTGGAGCTGGCGCGCTTCAGTTCGCTGGCGTAGCAGCCAATCCGTTTCTAACCGTCATGTTCAAGCAGCCGTCTTTCAAGAAGCACTCGTTTACTTGGAAGCTCGCGCCGTCTAACGCGGACGAGTCTCAGAGATTGAACGCCATCATCAACACTCTCAGGTACAACCAACTTCCAGACGCTGCGCTCGGAGGTCTTCTCTTGACTTATCCGAACATCTGCAAGATCTCGGTGAGTACTAGCAATCCAGAAACTTTCACTTACAACTTCAAGCCGGCAGTCATCGAGTCTCTCTCGATCAACTTCTCTCCAGCTGGCCAAGCTTCTTTCTTTGGTTCTACTAGAGCGCCTACACAAGTAGAGATAAGGATCAACTTCCTCGAGATCGAGTTCTGGTTGCAGAGAGACTACGGAGCTGCTAGTACTGCAGGCAACAGACTTGGACAAAACATAGCGGACGCGGCCACTGCTATAACTAGAGCTCTAGGAATCTGAGATGACAGACAGCAACTACTTTAGCAAGTTCAAGAAGATAACGTACGCTAACACGACTGCGATAGACATCACGCAGCGCGCCGTCGTATCTAGAAATACTCTGTCTAATCCGTACATCTTCTACCCGATGGACATCACAAACGACGTGAGACCCGATCAGGTCAGCTACTCAGAGTACGAAGATCCCTACTATAGCTGGTCTCTCTACTTAGTCAACGGCATCACCGATCCGTACTACGAGTGGTACATGTCAGACAGACAGTTCACCACTTTCATCAAAGACAAGTACGGATCGATCGAGAACGCTACTCAAAAAGTAGCTTTCTACAGAAACAACTGGCCGGGCAAAGAAGACATAGACGTTGCTGCCTATGATGCACTGGATGCTGAACAGAAAGCTTATTGGGAACCGGTCTACATCGGTGGCCGCGTAGCTTCTTATTCTAGAATCAAAGTCGATACTAAGATAGCTACCAACTACATCATCAAGTACGAGATAACCGGTGCTGCGAACAGTACGCCATTCATTAGGAACGAAGTAGTCAACGTTAAGTTAGAACCCACTTCTAACGGTAAAGCGCAGGCTATATTCTCTAATAGCAGCGTTCTCATGGTGCAACACGTGTTCGACGACTGTTTTCCAAACGGACCCATCACTTTAAACTCTAATAGCTACGTGTACGGAACAGAGAGCGATGCAAACTGTGTCATCACTTCCGTAGAGTTCGTTAGTAACAATCTGACAGAACCAGTAGCTTCTTACTGGTCACCAGTGTACTACGTAGACTACGAGATAGAGAAGAACGAGGGTAACAGGACTATTAGAATCTTAAGACCAGAATATGTGACTCAGCTTGTGACTGATCTTGATACGGAGCTCAATAAGTAATGCCTAGATTTAATCCCGGTGACGTAGCTGTAACTAAACTTCAGATAGTGTCGCCTAGGACTTCGACGTGGGACTTTACAGTCAACTTTTTGTCTTGCACTATAACTGAGACGATCTTTACGCCAGGCGTTCAAGGAACTATAGAAGTCATAGACTACGACGACTTGCTTGGTAAACTAAAGATAGCTGGCGACGAAGAAGTAATGTTTAACATGCAGAAGCCGAACGGTCTCGCTCTTAAGTACAACTTTCATCTAAATTCTGTACAAGAAGTCGAAGTAACCGGTACGATGAAGGCAAAGATCTACAAGCTCGAGGTCATCTCTCGAGAGGTATTGAAGGGTCAAGCAGTCTACGCTCAGAAGGGTTACAATCAGCCTATCTCTGAGATAGTTCAAGACATGTTCAAGAAGTTAGACTCTAAGTTGCCGATTCAAGTCGAACAAACTAAGGGCAAGCGTAACTTCAAAGTAGTCAATCAGCCAGTGTTTCACGCTATCGAGACTCTTCGCAAAGAGAGCGTCTCGCAGAAGAACAAGACTTCTAACTACATGTTCTGGCAGACATGGCGCGGCTTCTACTTTAAGACTCTCGAGGGCATGATGCAGGGCGGCGACGTCAAGCGTCTTAAGCAAGACATGACTGTCGGCTACTCGATATATTCAGACGTAGACAGCTCGATCCTTGCATGGAAGGTCAATCAGACTATGGACGCCATCAAGCGTCTTCAAGCGGGTACTCCTAATCAGAGAGTGACTACGTTTAACATCAATACGAACCAGTTTCGTCGCAAAGACTTCAAGGACGTTAAGCCCATAACAGCTATGGGTGCAGGTACAATCACTGCTTTAGCTACGTTCAACGCTCTGTTTCCAAAAGCAAATCGCACGGTATTCAGGTACGTCAATCCGAACCCGTCACTAAATATAGAGAAGTCTCATGTTCCGGAAACTATTCCGGACAAGATGATGAACTTAGCACAGATGCAAGAACAACAGCTTCATCTTACTACTATAGGTGATCCTGTTCTCGAAGCGGGTAAGACTGTCTACTGCACTATACCAAAAGCTATAGCTAAAGCAGGTATGACAGAACTAGATCCAGTAGCTAGTGGAAGATGGCTGATATCGAAAGTGGAACACAACATACGTAGACCCGATGTAAGACCGAGGTACATCTGTCACCTCGAGTGTCTGAAGGGCGCGTATCAGGAGAGGATGTAATGTCAAGTCAACAGGGAAGCGGCTTCGGTCAGTTCTTCGTGGGTGAAGTAAGAGACATAAGAGATCCGGATAGGTCTGGTAAAGTAAAGATAATGGTACACGGTTATCACAACGCCGGCGATGAAGACATTCCAGACAAAGAACTTCCGTGGGCTCAGTGCGTGATGAACAACTCGCCGTCTTTAAATAAAGTAGGTGAGACTAGCGACTATCTACCGGGAACTACGATCGTTGGTTTCTGGTTAGATCCTGAAACAAAACAGATCCCAGTAATACTGGGTAGTTTACATAGAGCGGGTCTATAATGGCATTACCATCTGGAAAAGACATAGACGCTCAATTAAAGAGCACCGTAACGGACATAGAGAAGCCGACGATCGATACGTCGTATGGTTCTTACACTACTCTGGGTGCAAAGCCTACAGACTTCAATCCTGGTCTCGTATTAGGAAATGCGCCGGGTCAAGACAAGAACGCTCTTCTCTTTCAACCAAAACCGTTCTCACCAGAAGACTCTGGTAGAAACACTAAAGTAGCTGGTGAAGGTCAACCAGAAAAGAAAGACGATAACGCTCAGAAGAAAGCTAAAGACGAGAAGAAGACGCAAGTTCCAAAGAACTTGAAGCCAGATAATCCGACTGCTGCTTCTCAAGACAAAGATAAGCCGATCCTCGAAGCTATTATGAGCGCCGACCCAAGCAATATCGTTGGTGCAGTTCAAAAAGCTTTGCAGGCGATGGTGATGCTGAAGATGATGGACAAGCTTACGAGTCCTGCGGGCATAGCAGCTATGGCTGCGGGTGGCATGGGTGGCGCTTTAGGTGCACTGTCGGGAATCATGGGTGGTCCTGGTTCTATGATGAACCTCATGGGCGCAGCAATGCCTGCTTTACAGGGCGCTCTTCCTATTTCACAGCTCGGTGCAGTCAATCTTGGTATAACTGGAATGCTTTCTGGCAATCCAGTGGGTGCTCTTGCCGCTGATGCGGTACAAGCTGCCGCTTATACTGCTTCTGCTATCGCCATAGCTAAAGCTTCTACTACTTCATTAGGACAAACTATCACTACTGCTGCAATGCTTGGTGGACCAGCTCTCGGTCTTACACCAAACAGTCTTGCATATACTATCGCTCTCTCGACGCCGGGAACTGTGATAAAAAAGTCTTCTTATATTAACGGCATCGCTATCAACTCTACTCTGGAAGTAGTAGATCCTTTCATTCAAAATCAATTGGGTGATATTCCGCAACTTGCGGGTGATGAACACGTCATTATAGCTCAGAACAGTATGAATCAGTTTAGAACTGGCATGGGTATTCCAGTCGTACGAGAGTTGGCTGCAGCCAACATTATTGGTGGCGTAATGGCTGACGGTCTTATCAACGGCATCACCAGCAACATCGTTAATCCTGATCTATCTAATGCAGCAGCTAACATCTTGACTGGTGCAGGAATTGGCGCATTGTTGGGTGGAGCTAAAGGAGCAATTGGTGGCGCTCTTCTTGGTGGTGTAACTGGCGGTGTTGGTGGAATCGTAGACGCTGGTCTTAACAGTCTTTTGGGTGGTGGCCTCGGCGATCTTGGTGGAATGGTTGGAAAGCTGTTACCAGACATCGCTGGTGGAATAACTAACATCATTGGACCACACGCATCACTCGGTAACTTAAACGTCGGCGCGATAGGTGGATTGATGAACGAGACTACAAAAGCTCTCTCGCTTGCGAGCAAAGAGTTCAAGATCGCTAGCGTCTTCGGATCCAATGTAGCTGAACAAGTAGCAGACGTGCATGATTCTATGTTGGGTAACGTTCTTAAGAACGCAGTAGCTGGTGCAGCTGCTGGTGCTGCGATCGGAGCTGCTGCTTCAGCTTTAGCTCCTACTACTCTTCGTACAGTGACTAACGGCGTAAGGATAACTGTCGGAGTACCAATAACTCCTCCTGCTATCGTTAGCCCGAACTACTTCTACTATAAAGATACTGGTATACTATAATGGCATATGAACCAACGCAACGCGACTTAAACTTAGCTCAAGCTGCTGGCGTTCCAGCTGGTAAGACAGTCACTATCGCTGGCAACAGCTTCACTATGCCTGATAATGCTGCATCGAGTGCTTCTAAAAAGAAAGTCGACAACAAGAGACTAGACGATCATCCTCCTCTTGGTGATCAGTACCTGCTTAAAGTCATGTCTGACGCAGTTGGCAACTACTTCTTTCAGTCACGAGATCCAAAGTCTCTAGCAACTATGAAAGCTACCGTCACCGAAGACGGCAAGTATTCGACTGAGATGGTGGACAAGAGCGGTACTAGAAATTCAGTAGACAGCAACGGTGTGAAGACTGCAGCTGCTAGTACGACGACTACTACTGCTGGTCATAATGACTCTGCTACTGGCGGCGGCGTTCGATCTAATGTCGGTAAGGGTAAAGACACTCAGAACGGTGAAGCCGAGACCAAGTCGACCGACGGTCCGAAGATCAACACTTCCAATCAATCAAATCAAAACTACGGACAGGGTGGCAACGGTCGCCAAGTCATGGAAGGTGATCAGTCTATCGTAGTCAACAACGGTCTTCTGGCTTATAAAGCTTCGAAGGGTTTCAGCGTTAACTCAGATAAGTCTGTACAGCTCTTTTCACAGGCCGGTGAGTTCTCTATTAACGCTAAAGCCGGCAACATCGCTATGACTTCTACTAACGGTGAGATAACGCTCAACGCTTCTAAGAAGATTACTCTACAAGTAGCAGACAACAGGATCTCTATAACTCCACAAGGAATAGCTATATTCAATGCTGCTACTGGTGGTTATCTCAACATCATCTCTAACGGTACATTGGTTGCTATTGGTAAGGGTTCGACTGTCGCGTTCTGCGCACCGAACTCTACAGCATACGTATCTGGTAAAGCAGTCAAGACAAAATCGGATCAGGGCACTACGCTTGAGAATTCAAGCACTGTACCTCCATCGGGTCAATTGGCAATAGGATAAAAAGATGGCACTCACAAGAGCCCAACTAATTTCACAAACACAGAAGAAAGTCGAGACTTACTCAGACTTCGCTACCAGCTTTAAGCCTCATCCTACTACTGGTGAGTTGATAACTCTTAAAAACGAAGACAGCATCAAGCAAGCTCTCAAGAACTTGATCTTGACAAACATCGGCGAAAGACTCTTCAATCCGTTCTTTGGTTCAAATGTTAACAAGACTATGTTTGAACTAGACAGTCCGTTCTTAGTCGAAGATATGAAACGCTACGTTACTAATGCAGTCAATCAATTTGAACCTAGAGTAAATCTACTGATGGTAGATGTATATGATGAACCAGACTATCAAAGACTTACGGTAGTCGTTACTTTTTCTGTAATAAATACTTCTGAACCGATAAGTCTAAATCTATTCATTAGAAGAGTCCGATAATGGCAAATAGCTCGCTCTCGCTTACATCTCTTGACTTTGGTACATTAAGGTCAAACCTCAAGAGCTATTTGGCTTCTCAGCCAAACTTCAAAGACTATAACTTTGATGGATCTAACATGGGTGTCCTTATGGACATCATGAGCTATAATACGTTTATTAACTCTTTTTATCTGAATATGGTAGCTTCCGAGATGTTTATGGACTCGGCGCAGAAGCTAGACTCGGTCGTATCACATGCTAAAGAACTAAACTATGTTCCTAAGTCTTACTCTTCTTCTATAGCTACTATTGACTTAACTGTAGATGCAGGCGTCGTAGCAAATCCGTTTATCATTCCTAAGGGTACTCTCTTTAGCGGTACTAATTCTAACGGTTCGTTTACGTTTACTACTGCTGAGACCGTATCTTATACTTCTGCAAACTCTACGTATACAGCCAATGGTCTGATGATCTACGAGGGTACTTATGTAACTGATTCGTTCATCGTCGATGACAGCATAGAAAATCAAAAGTTCCTTCTACAAAATGAAAACGCAGACATAAGTAGTCTTTCTGTCACAGTTACAGAGATCAATACTGAAACTACTACTACGACTTATAAAAAAGTAGATACTCTGTTCAATCTTAATGCAGATTCAAAAGTTTACTTCATTCAAGCTGCTCAAAACGGCCAGTACGAGATCTTGTTCGGTGATGGAACTCTAGGCTATGTTCCTAAAAACGGATCGGTAATAGAATTAAACTACAGAACTTGCGTTGGACCTACTTCAGACGGCGTCGCAGTCTTTACTCTTTCTAGTGATCTAGGAGTCATCAACGGTCTAGGTTCAATCGGAGCTGCTACTATTACTACAGTAGATAATGCTGCTAGCGGTGAATTACCAGAGACCATCGAATCTATCAGAAAGCTAGCTCCAAGATACTTTGCTACACAACAGCGCGCTGTAGCTTCAGACGACTATGCTTCGTTAATAAGAAGCGAGTTTGGTGGTAAGATTGCCGACATCAACGTGTATGGCGGTGAGCTTCTTAATCCGAAGCAGTACGGACGAGTAGCAGTTTGTTTGAAGCCGACTTCTGGTACTATTGCTCCAGACTATCTGAAGAATCAGATCGTAACTTATCTGAAGCCGTACATAGCTCTTCCGAATCGTGTACTCATAACAGATCCTGACTACATGTATCTTAATATCAATTCAACTGTTCAGTACGATCCGACTGTTACTACGAAGACTCCTAGCGAATTGACTAGTAACATTACTGCAGCTATCAAGCAATTTAGTACTGATCACTTAGAGATGTTTGATAACGACTTTCGTTATTCTAAGTTCGTTACTCATATCGACAGCATCGATTCTAGCATAGTCAGTAATTCAACAGACATCAAGATAGTAAAGAGAATATCGCCTCTTCTCAACTACTCTACTTCTTATATTTTAGATTTCAATAATCCTGCAGAAGAAGAGGGAAGAAACTCTGCTATAGGATACGTAGGAGGAGATAGGTTCTATGATGAACCTATGGTCACATCTTCTCCGTTTACTTACATAGACGATACCGGTACAGCTCTTGATCTGTGTTACTATCGTGATGATAATTACGGCGTAATGGTCATCTATCGTTATGTAGACGGAGCATTTAAAGTAGTCAATAACGCAGCAGGCGAAGTAGACTATGCGACAGGTATAGTTAAGTTAAATAATCTTAAAACTTCTTCTTACGGTGACTACATCTCTATATACATGATTCCAAAAAATAAAGACGTTATAGCAAACAACGATAAAATCATTATCGTAGATTTAGCCGACGTCGACGTCTCAATTATTACTCATATGAAGTAATCACATGGACTTCTCTATAGAAAAGAAAATCTCAAACTTCATCGAGAGTCAGTTCCCTCAGTTCTACTTGGAAGAGGGTGAAAACTTCGTTATGTTCGTAAAAGCTTATTACGAATGGCTCGAAAGCGAAGGAAACGCAGTAAGAGAAGCTCGTAAGTTAGAAGACTATCGTGACATTGACAATACTATGGAAGACTTCTTAGTATACTTTCAAAAGAAGTATCTCTATGGCATTCCGTTCAACATCATCATCAACAAGAGATATTTGCTCAAGCACATCTTAGACGTGTATCGTTCTAAGGGCAGCATTCAGTGTTATAAGCTCCTGTTTAAACTGATCTACAATCAAGACATAGACGTTTATCTTCCAGGAACTGACGTATTCAAGCCATCAGATGGTACTTGGTATAATCCAAAGTACATCGAAGTTACTGATGTAGAAAATCTGGCTGAATTTGTTGGAACTGAGATAATCGGTATTAGTTCAGGTACTACTGCTATCGTAGAGAGTTACAACACCGAGATCATCAATAACTCAAAAGTCTCTACTCTTTATATCTCAAACATACTTCCTCTTGGTGGTACTTTTGAACAGGGTGAAAAAGTACTGAGACGCATAGACGAGGGTAATCCTGCAGCATTGGACGCAGCTCCTTCTATCGTCGGTTCTCTTGACAGGATATTAGTCATCGATGGTGGACAGGGTTATCATGTTGGTGAAGTAGTTAAAGTAGTACACAGAGACATCGTCAATAACGCAGTCAACTCTTTTGGTGTTGACGGCGAACTAAGAATTACTGAAGTCATAGACGGCAACGGCGGTCTAAAGTTTGAAATTGAAGACGGCGGCTTTGGATTTACTACGAATGCTTCATGTTTTGTATATAGAGGTATCGGTGATAATAGTGGTGAGAACGCTTCGTTTAGTTTAGGTCCTGTAGCTTATCAAAGATCTATTTCTTTTAATACAGATGTCATAGTAGACTACTATGATACTCCTCTAAATTCGACTTCTTTCGGATTACCAGCAAGTCCTAGCGCAAACATTTCTTCTACACTAGATAGCTGTTTGACCACTACTTCTAAAAACTTTGGTACTATCGCTGCATTGACTAACGTTCGTGCTGGTAACACTTATACGAACTTGGCTGCTACGTTCGTTAGGTCTTCGCAGACTACTCGTAATGCTCTTCCAGGACAAGTGATCTATTATAATTACTCTAATACCGTTATCGGTGTTGGTACTATGTTTGCTGGAAATTCTTCTACTACTTTCTTCGAAGCCAATGACG